GTTGCGGCTTTCTCGATGTGCGCTTGCCAGCGGCCCTGGCTATAAGGCGGATTCATTACAATGTGGCTGAAGCGCTCCTGGCAATGCCAACTGAGGAAGTCGGCTTTCACTACCGGAAAGCCTTTTGACTCCAAAACACTGCAATAAAGAGCGCTGATCTCGACGCAGGTGGTTAGCTCCGAGCTGGGGGATAAATCGCGCAAGGCTCCCGGCTCCCCCGGACGGTTCAAGGCAGCTGGTCAACCCGGGCATAATGTCGGCAAGCTCTACCGCATCAAACGCGATTTGCTCAGGCGTCGGGTAAAACTGGTGACTCTTTTGATCCGGGATACAGCCGCTACAAATCACCTCACGAATCACCGGCGCAATGTCGTAATCGAACTCGAAAAAAGTTGTGCAATTAAGCGTTTTTTGACTCCACCAAGCAGCGTCAGTACTTCATCAATTTCAGCTTTTAGGTGTTTATCGCGGTCAATGTGATCCAACTGTAAGGTGTTCGGGTTATTTGTTGCGGCCGGTATTCTTTTGCCGTTGCCGCTTATTTCCTGAGTGCGTACCGGTTTCATCCGGTGCAAAACCTCCAGTACGGCGAACGGCAGCGGGCGCTCCATCAGCGTGAAGTCTCTGACCTTCCGAGCCGGTTTTTTCCTGAAACGTGAAGGAATGGCCGCCGGGTACAGGTGGGCCAGAATCTCATTCAGGCGCCAGGAAATATCAGGATGGATTTCTATGTGTGCGTTGCCGTTCAAGTAGCAGCGGATTCGCAGGGCCCCACCATCCACCGGTACCCAGTCGCCGCGGCTGTCACGGCGGGCAATCTCCACTACCCGGTTACTGGCGTTGTAGTCCGGCTCATCGCGGCCCATGAATTTGGCGACCACCTGGCGTAGATCGTTGATGTGCCCCGTCTGGTTGCGGCCATAGCTGCCCCAACTGTCAGTCACGCCGGTTAGGATCATGCGCTTGCTGAAGCCCTCGGGCTGATTCGTGACGTGCGTACCGCTCAGGGCCCGGAATATGCCGTCTACTTTTTCAGCCAAGAAGTTCATCCGGCTGGCCAGCAATTCGGCCAGGGTTGCGCGAACGGTCGATTCTTCAAAATCCGGGGTTTTCATCTCGCGGATGCTGTCGAACCATTCTTCACGGCGCTTCGCTGGCATGAAGTCCAGCACGTCGGTCAGATTTAATGCCTGGCTCCAGTAGCTGGCATTGATCGACGCCATGCCGTCATCAAGACTAAACGCGGGCAATCGGTAGCTGCCACGATTACGTTGGCTTGAGGCGGCCTCAAAGTGGCTACACACGGCTTTAAAGTCATTACCCTGCACATACTCACAGACTCGTTCGATTCGTCCTTTGTCGGCGTTGTAGCGACCCACAAGGCCATCGACCATATCGGTGCTTGCCGGGGGCGAAAAATTGGGATTCGTTGATTGCCTGGCTCATCGGTCACCACCACAAGTAAACGGAACTTCAGACTGCAAGCGCTTCTCTGGCCGGTGCCAGGTGTCCACAGTCATCGGCTCAAGCGTCAACTCAGGCCGGGTGCAGGAAATCATTTCGAGTTCGGCGGTGTGAATGCCGGCGTAAAGGGGCAAGCCGCGGGCGCAACCTGGGCAGTTGTTCATACCTCCACCCCCATGCGCTCAAGCTCAATGTGGCTGTTCATAGCTGCATCCCCTTGTTCTTTTTGCTGTAGCCTTTCTGGGTTTCAGCCCACGCTGCCGCGTCTTCGGCTGCCTTCCTTGCGGCAAAATCAATCTTGTGAGCTACCGCAACGAAACGGGAATATTGCCCCTCAAAGTGCAAAGCTTCGCTGCCGCGCTCGCCCATGCGGATCTTTCCAAAGATGATTTCAGTCAGTGAGTCAGGGGCGTCGGGATTTGTGTAATACCCCCTCACGGAACGGGAAGATGATGATGTCTGCATCCTGCTCAATGGCTCCAGACTCGCGCAGGTCGCTCATCATGGGGCGCTTATCGGTGCGGGACTCAACGCCTCGGCTAAGCTGCGACAGGGCAATCACTGGACACTTGAACTCTTTGGCCAGCGATTTAAGCCCGCCTGATATTTTGGTGATTTCCTGAGTGCGGTTTTCTGCCTTGCCCTGCATAAGCTGCAAATAATCGACCATGATTAACCCGAGGCTTCCGGCCTTGCGCTTGATTGCGTGAGCCCTGGCTCGCATCTGGGCAACGGTTAGGCCGCCGCGATCGTCGATGTGTAGGCTGGCGCTCTGGATTAGTGTGTTGGCCGCGGTGAACCGACCCCACTCGCCCTCATCGTCCGAGAGCGTTCCCCGGCGCAATGAATTCAGGTTTATCTTGCCCAGCGAGGCGGTCATTTTTTCGAGTATCTGCGGGGCGCTCATTTCCATTGAGAACACCAGAGTTTCAATTCCATCACGAACGCAGTTCTGTTCCACGATATTCATGGCAAACGTACTTTTCCCCATACTTGGACGACCAGCGACGATAATCAAATCGCCTTCGCGCATTCCGTTGATCCGGTCGTCAAGGTGCGGATAGCCAGTAGACAAGCCGATAAGCTCGCCATTCGATTCGTGGCGGCGCTGCATTTCCAGCAGGAACTCTTTTGGACGCTCGATGCATGTCCCACAGAGAATCGTCATCCTGGTTGGTTTTGACGCCTTCAAACTCGGAAAGAATGCGTTCGTGTGCGGTTTGCGGGTCTTTCTCGTCGTCCAAAATAACCCGCGCTGTCAGGGTGGCGCTGTACAGGTCACGTTTCAGGCCGCGATTGCTCAGGATGTCGCAGTAGGCCGGCAGGTTCTCGATGCTGGGTTTGTTGCTCTGCTCAACGATCTGGGCCAGCAGCTCGCCGGCATTGTCCATGCCTTCGGATTCAAGTCGCTCGGCAACGGTCAGCAGATCCACCGGCTTGTTTTCTTGCAGCAGGTCGTAAGCGGTTTGAGCAAAGTGGCGCAGTTGGCCACTAAAATCGCCGGGCTTCACTTTGTCGAATACCTGGGCGGCGTAATCGGCGCGAAGGGTCAGGCTTAGTACGGCGGCTTCGTAAACGTCGAGGTTCATGCGTCACCCCGCTCGGCGTCGTACTTGCCCTCAACCACTTTCGCAAAGTTGGTTGCATTGGTTAGCCATTCCAGATCCGCGAAGAAAACCGGACGGCCTGCGCTGGGTGTGCTCTGGCCTATCAGGAACGGGCAAGTGCTCACGTAGGCGAAAAACTTCTCCCAGAACGCCATCTCGTCGCAGCGGCGCTGACCATCACGGCCAATCTTCTGCTGCCAGCGGGCCTTGATCTGGCTTTTGCGTTTGGGGTTCAGGATTTTCACTTCTGACAACTGCGGTAGAGCTTCGTGGTACAGGTCTACAATTTTCTCGTATGGGCAGGGGTTCTTTTTCGGAGCTTTCGATTCGGGCTGGTCGGCTTGGCTATCGCTCGGCGATGGCGAGTAAGACGTAGTCTTACGATATATGTCTTTACTGTCTTTGGTGTGACCAGAATTACTGTTCGTTGAGTGACCAGAATTACTGTTCACTGAACACAATTCATGAATACTGTTCACTCGCTCTTTTATAAGCCCTTTTGTGGCCTTCTTTTGGAACTTCCATTGACCGGTTTGGGTGTTAATTTTGATGGCTGATCGACTGCCACCCTCACGGATAATGACGCCCATTTCTATCAACTCATTAAGTGCCGACGAGCATTGTTGGCGGCGCATACCTGTAATGGTTGCAAGCTGGCTGGCTGCCACCCTGTCCTTGCCCTTGTTCCAGCCATAGGTCATTCGTATAACGGCCCATAGAACGCGCTGCTGAACCGATGTGAGTGGGTGGCTTGCCAGACCTTCGGCCAGTGCGTTGACCACCCGGCAATAGCCGTCATTGAGTGCTGGCTTCTCGCCTGACATACGCTCCTGCCTTGCTGTCTCGATTGATGCCACGTTGCTCATGCCAATCCCCGCTTCAGCGCCTTCTCGCGCAGCTCAGACTCGGTGTAAAGCTCGTTCCGGTCATTCACCAGAGTAACCAGCCTGGTCAGGGCATTAACGCCGCCTCCGTTTTCGATGTGGGTCATACAGCGGTCAATGCGACATTGCAGAAAATAAATATTCATCCGACGCAAGCGGTCGGCCATGATGGTGTCTTGTGTAATTAGTGCTCTCATGGTTAAATTACTCCAGTGTTTTGATTACCCCGCCGAGCTGTTTCCGCAGCAATGACAGCGGGGTTTTTTGTTCAGCCTTGCGACAACTTCCGATAGGCTTCCAATTTCCATATCTCGCTAAACGAATTATCGAAACTGATCTTCTGCCCGATTTCGTCACGCCAGTTGGCCGGGTCAATGCAGGTGGCCGGCTTACCGACAACCACAAACCCGTTGTCCATCTTGATGCCGCAGAACATGAGCTTCTGGCCGCAAACGACGATGGTTGAATATTCGGTTTCGGTAATGCGTGATTTGATTAGGTCGCTGGTGATTCGCTCGCCAGTACAGCCCTGATCTTTCATCATCTTTTCTACTTCGGTGTGATCCTGTGCCATGCCTATCTCCGGTTAGTTGGTGGTACCGCTTGAGCCGGGTGTGTCAGCGCTCACACCAACGTTTCAAGCCTCGATATGATCGTTTCCAGACTGGATATTTCTGAATTGGTGGTGCTGCACGCATGATCCAGGCGCCCGAGCAAACTTTCGGGTGATGGGTCTTCTGTATCGCAGTTGCTGCAAGGCTCGGCCCCTTGTAGTCGGCTCAGGACGGACTCAAGCCGATAAAAGAGTTCGCGGATGTTCGGTGCTTGGTGCTCGAAGCTTCTAACGAGACACGCCAAATCGGTGTCTTTAACCGCGTCTGGCGCGCAGGCATTACTGGTATGATTTTCGCTGTTCATGATGCTTATCTCCGGTTGTTGGTTTAGGCCGCAGCCTTAATATCTTCAGCCTTCAGCTTCTTCTTCGTTACCCTTTCGATCTGATACTGCCTGAGAATAGGCACAACGTCGTCGCGCAACCATCGCGCAACCGCTGGCTGCTTGATATTAAGCGCCCTGGCTGTCGCCGTCTGCCCTCCGAAAAACTCAACTACTTCTTTTGCTCTCATGCCTTTCTCCTAAGTGATGCCGACACTATAGCCCCCGGCCGACTTTTTAGCGCAATACCAACAGTTATAAAATAAGCAGAAATAGGCTTGACCATAAAGATAACTGCGTTTATAGTTCGTACATCAAATCACAAAACAGAAGGAAGCAGCCATGAACACACTAGACAGACACTTCCACCGCGCCCAGCAGCTCATCAAGGCCGGCGCACTTTCACGCAAGCCAGCACGTCAGCGGGCAGCAGCTCCGATGTTCTACGAGCTGACAGCCGGCGACGGGGCGATGTACGACACGCCGACTTATATCCGCAACCGGATTTCACAGCACGACTTCGATAACCGGTGCAGGGCTGTGGCTTACACGGATCGAGTCCGAGCAATGTTAAGGAGTGCAGCATGAACACAGTAACGGTTCACCATCCAGTGCCAGGCGAAACCAGCTCATTCACCGTTTTCAGCAAGCCCATGGGCCAGATGCAATATCACTGCGCTGAAACCGGTGATCGAGGCGGCGCGATTATCGTCAACCGCGAAGAGGCACTGGCGCTTGCGGAGGCATTTGCAGAGCTTGCGAAGGATATTGAGGGTTCAGAGAAAATTGCACGGCTGGGGAATATGGGGGAAGTGGCGTGACTCACACAAAATGTTCTCAGGCATACCGGCGCCACCGCATCGAAGGCCACGAGCAACAGTGCTTCGCGTCAATCATGGCCATGCGTCATTTAATCGAGTGCTATCAAGGCGCCGTTGTGCGGCATCGGAAGCGGTTGATCGTAGCGCTTAAGAATATGGAGGGGAAATTGTGAACACATCACCGCACGACCGGGATGCAGACCGTCACGCCGACGAGCTTGGCCAAGATGCAGCTCGATCAGATTTCGCAGAGCAGGAGTTTATCGACCACCGCGAAGAACTGGCCGCTCAATTACTGGCAGGTCTTGAGCTTTACGCCTGCGGTAAGCCGCTACTGGCCTTTGATGATGTGCAAGAGCGGGTTTACAGCGAGTACACAGATCAGTTTACCGCGGCGCTCAAGTTGTGCTCAGTCAAGCCAGTAGAAGGCGGCGCGGCAATAGCGAGAATCTTTGAGTCAGCGGCTCAGGACGTGGTGGACGATTTCGAAATCGCGTTCCGGGCTGATTATGAATTGGATTTTGATATGAGGGATGCAGCGTGAGCCAAGTAGCAGTAATTCAGCAGTTCCAACAAGAAATGCAAAATCAGAGCGCCGAGCTTGCAGCGATTCTTCCAGATCACCTGTCGGTCGAGCGGTTTACGAAGACCGCCATGATGGCAATACAGAACAACCCTGAACTGCTTAATGCAGATCGCCAGAGCTTGTTCAATAGCCTCGCCCGGTGCGCTGGTGACGGCCTTGTGCCGGATAACCGAGAGGCGGCATTAATTGAGTTCAAGGCGAATCTTGGCACAAAAGAAGCGCCGAACTGGGGCAAGAAAATTCAGTACATGCCAATGGTTGACGGGGTACTGAAGCGCGCCAGGCAGTCTGGCGAGGTGTCGCTCATAACGGCCCGCGCTGTCTATCAGAACGACCAGTTTGATTACTGGGTGGATGAGCACGGCGAGCACATCAATCACCGCCCTCTGTTCACTGGGGACCGCGGCCCGATGATTCTGGTGTACGCCATGGCAAAAATGAAAACCGGCGATGTCGTCATTGAGCCTATGACCATGGCAGACATTGAGAGGGTGAAAGCGTCCAGCAAAACAAGCGGCTTTGGTCCCTGGAAAGATTGGTTTGACCGCATGGCCCTGAAATCTGCCCTGCACCGCTTGGCGCGGCGCCTGCCGAACAGCAGCGAAATTATGGAAATGCTGGGCAACGACAACTGGATGTATGAAATGAACAGCAAAAAAGAGCGGGATGTGTCGTCAGAGAAGCAAGTTATTGAGCATTACCCCGACGCAGATTTTGAGCGCAACTTTCCGAAATGGAAGACGGCTATCGAGGCGGGAAAGCTAGACGCCAAAACCGTAATTGGGAACACGAAAACAAAAGGTGGGCTAACTGACGCGCAAAAGAGAACAAGTAACCGAGATCCAGCAATGGGAAGTAGCATGAACTTCAGCAAAGGCGAAATTGTAGATTTGGTGCAAGGCTCAAAAAGGTTGGCACGACCTGCGAGCTAACCGGCGGACGGCCAGCGAAGCCCCGGTAATGATGGGAAAGTCTAAGCACGCCAGTCGTAACGCCCTGTTGAAGCAGAAGGCATCCGGCTTAGTGCCAGAAATTGACGACCATTTGCAACGGCTGTTCGACAAGGGCCACAAGGCAGAAGCTGACGCCAGAATGCTGGCTGAAATCTACATCAATGACGACCTGTTTCCCGTTGTATTGGATGATGCGGCAGGCGGCTACCTGGCATCCATGGATGGCCTGACCATGATGGGCGATATTGGCTGGGAGCATAAATTAATCAACGAGTTATTGGCCAAACAAATCGACGCCGGCGAGCTTGATGAGCATTACCGGATACAGCTAGATCAGCAGTTCGCACTGTCTGGCGCCGAGCGGATTCTTTTCACCGCATCGGACGGCACGGACGCCAACTGTAAGCACCTGTGGGTTGAGCGCGATGAATGCCGATTTGCCGCTGTAGAGGCAGGCTGGCTGCAATTCAGCAAAGACCTGGCCGATTACGCACCGGCAGAAGCGGAAGAACCCAAAGCCGAAGGTAAGGCGCCTGAATCACTCCCTGCCCTGGTTGTTCGTGCCAGCGGCATGGTTGAAGCGTCCAACTTAAAAGAGTTCGAAGCGATTGCCCGCGCCACATTGGCCGGCATTAATACAGACCTGCAGACCGATAACGATTTTGCAGATGCCGAAAAGGCCGTGAAGTTTTGCACCGACGTTGAAAAGCGGCTGGATGGGGCGCGGTG